GATATTAATGACACAAATGCTCTACAATCAACAGGTAACTACAACACTAACCCTATAGGCTTATATGTGAACGATGGAGCTGCTTCAAATAATATAAAAAGAATATGGACTACCGATAACTTTACTAGCGTTGTTGATTTAACAACAGCTCAAACAATAACAGCTAACAAGACTTTTAGTGGGGCTGATTTACTTTTAAAGGATGACGACAATATTACACTTGGTACAGGTAAAGACACAAACATATTCCACGGTACTCAAGACTCTGATTTAGGCACTCACTTTATGACCTCAAGTGGAGGATTCTATTTTAGAAAAGAAGGTACAGTAGCAGAGTTGCTTCATATAGATATATCTGACGGTGACATTAAAGCAACAAACGATTTATACGCAAACGATTATTATGGTAATGATGATGTAACTAAAACAGATATACCTGAAAATGCAACTGTTATAAATTCAGTATCTTCAACAGGTAATTATGCTGTTAAAGCAGGCAGACTTATTATATCAGATACTTACTTTGTAACCAATACAGGTCAAACAGGTTTTAAAACATTAGCAACACTACCTGTGGGTTCTAGACCTGATGCACCTAGACAAATAAGAGGTTATGAGGTTGAAAGTGGTGGGGTAGCTGATAACATAGTTTTAATATTATTAGATACAGATGGAACCTTAAAGACTACAGTAAAATCTGAAGCTTCATATTATTTTGACTATGAGTGTACATTAACACAACCGTAGTTTTTTTATAACCTAATTATTAGTAACTTTGTATAAACACTATTATTCATAACTATAAGCAAAAAAAAGTAAAAATGAAATCAGTAACATTCTTTTTTAAGAAAATAACCCTAGCTAAGGCCATACTCCTTACGCTTAGTCCTGTAATAGCTATAATAGTGAATATGAAAACAATGTTAATCGCCCTAGGGTTTATAATCTTTATAGATATGTTGACGGGAATAAGAAAAGGTTTACACAAAAAAGGTATACCATTTAACCCTATAAAACCTATCTTTTGGAAGAATGTTCAATCAGCAGGTCTAAGGTCTACATGGAGAAAGACTTATGAGTACGCTATAGGAATAATCGTATTCGCCGTTCTAGACGGAATGGTTTTAGGTAACATTGAAGTAGCTTTATTTCAAAAAACATACTCACTAACCCAAATAGCAGTAGCAGTGGCCTGTATAATAGAGGCGTACAGTATACACGAAAATATGGAAGCCGTTAGCGGTAACAACTTATTCAAAATATTACTAAAAGGTTTTCCTGATAAATTCAGCAAAATTTTTAAGGTGATAAGTGGAAAATGAAAATATTAGTAGAGAGGTACAGTTACGGAGAAAAGCAAACAATAGGTAGGTTATACTTGTTGAACCGTCACGAGGAGGTGGTAGAGCAATTTTGGTCTTTAGAGCTACCTTGGAAGGATAACGAAAGAAGAGTGTCTTGTATACCTGAAGGTAAGTACATAGGTAAGAGACATGAGAGCGTAAAACACGGAGACTCTATTTGGATACAAGATGTACCTGATAGAAGTGAAATATTAATACATAAAGGTAACTACTATACAGATATATTAGGTTGTATCTTGATAGGTAGTGATTTGTACGACATAAATAAAGATGGGTTACTAGACGTAACTAATAGCCGTAATAGTATATATAGACTTATGAAAGCTATAGTATTTAAAAAAGGTAGTATAGAAATAGAGGTAAAAAAGATATGATAAGAGGCTATATAAAAACAATGGGGTATCTATTCGTACAGCCTTCAGTAATATCTTACGATAAGCAGAAGCATTGTGCTTTAGCAGTATTCCTGACTATAATTACATACTTCCCTGTATTAGAAGAGTCTGCCAATATATTTATTTCATCTGCAGTCTCTTTTGCTTCAGTAAGTTTAATATCTTGGGGAATAGAGTTCTATCAAAAATGGTTTACAACAAACAGACACTTTGATAAGTTGGATGCTATTTACATGCAGATAACCAATGTAACATTAATATTGTTATATATAATTATATATTAAGATGAGTAATAATCCAAAATTAAAGAAGAACGGAGGTAAAGGAACTGCTGTAGGCAATTTCTTAAGAAGTATAAACTTTGGTAAAGTAACTGAAGTCGTAGGAAGTGTCCTAAGTGGAGACATTAAATCAGCTGTACAAATATTAAGAGATAGTAAAGAGCTCTCCGCAGAACAATTCCAAATTGCCCTAAAAGAGCTTGAGATGGATACTATAGAGATGCAGGAGATAACGAAGAGGCTACAAAGTGATAACGAACATGATATCACAAGGTTGGTCAGGCCTGTTACTTACGGATTGATGTTCTTTTTGTTTATAGTAGTAGTTATATTAGATGGTAATATAGGAGAATTTGAAATAAAGGATGCATACGTACCAGTGATAGAATCACTATTCACAACAATGACTGTCTTCTACTTTGGCTCAAGAGGACTTGAAAAGATGGTTAAGACATTTAAAAGAAAATAATAGTAATGGCAAAAATAGACAACGACACAGCTTACATACTAGATTTACAAATAGACCCTAACGACACCGTAATAGGCTCAGACGCAAATGCTGCAGGCAGAACAAAGCAATATAGTTTTGGTCAAATAGCAGCTTTCTTACAGACATCTCCTGACGTAGCGCCTGGCCTACAAACAGTAGTGGACATAGAGAATACAACTACTAGAGACATAGAGTTTTTAAGTGACGCAAAGTTACTCATAACAGACCAAGTTTCTTACTCCCCTATATTAGGAGCGAAGATGGAAATGACCCTCACTGACAATAGTACAGGCAGTCTTTATGCCTCTTTAAAATACATAAAAAAGTCAAACGGCACAGGTTCAGAAACATCGGTAGCTAGTTATAACTACATAGAAAATAACGGAGATGTTGACTACGGTTTTCTAAGAGGAGGGTGGAATCACACAAGGGACACAAAAACAGGTGTACCTCATCAAATGGTATCAGGAGAAAACCTAATTCAGTTTAGAAACTCTAATACTTCAGGAACCGGAGTAGTAAGTTTATTATCGGGTCTAGAAAACACCGTATCCCTTCAAAACTACGGGTTCAACGGAACTTTACAAAACGTTCTAGGATGTAGAAGTCAAGTCCAAGCTGACGTACCTGACGCAACAATAGAGGATGTGTTTGTTATGCTGTCTGAATTAGATATATCTAATGGAACTACAATAAACCATTGGGTAGGTATTCAGATAGATGTTACTCAAACACAAGGAGAAGGACAAATCTTGGGCGGCTCTTTCTTAGAGATAGCACAAGGTATAGATGAGGACATGGCTAGAACAAACGGCATTAAAGCTATAAACAGTTTAGTAGATATACCTTCTTTCTTCTTAGGAGACATAGAATTAGGAGACGGAGTATACTCAGCCGCTTTAAGAAACGGAGAGAACCAAACATCAAATATAATAGTAGAAACACCAAAAGTATCAGGTGTACTAGCTTTAAATCCTATACTAGAAGAAGACACTAACGTTACAGGCACAAAAGATATAGATTGGGATAAAGATACATTTAACCTTACTTTAACAGGCAACACAACCCTTACTCAGTCTAATTTACCTGAAACAAATATAACTAAGACAATAACTATCTACACAACAGGTAACTTCGACTTAACACTACCTGCAAGTTGGGATAGGGTGCAGGGTTCTTATGACTCTGATTCAGATAATCAAATAGTTGTAGAATACATAAGCCCTGGCAATTATTGGGTTAGCATATCAAATATATAATTATGGCAGGTAAAAAAAATTTTTTCAAACCTATCGTAGAAGAGAATGTTTTAGTAGCTTTCAATGTTAGTGTAACAGTTTACCCTGACGCTTGTACTTTCGTAGACGGTAACGCCTACCCTCCTTACTTTATCACATTTTATCACAACGGAGCAGGCGCAACGCCTACAATAGGTGACACAGTGTATACAGATGCAGAAGGAACTACAGTAACCCCACCTAACGGGTACTATGTAGAAGCCACACTAACTAAATTATCTATAGGCGCAGGCGGAGTAGTAGTTGACCCAGGTTGTAGGTAAATTACAGGTACAGTAAATTTTATTATATTTGTAATAAATCTAATTTAATTTAATTAAAAATGAAAGGGAGCATAAGAAAAATTATAGTTGGTGACAGCTATAACTTCAACATCAAGTACTTAAAAGGCACAGAATACAGAGTAGGCCCTAGAAAGTGCACAATTACAGATTTTATTACTAACGAGGACGAGTCAATCGATATCTATGTTACAGATGGTACTTCCGTATTTATTTGGAAGACTATCATAAGTAAACCATTAGAGATTGAGTACGACGTAAACTTTGAGTAATATGAAATCTAGTTACTATTTTATAGTAGAGGTAGAGAAAGATTATAACAACTACGAGACTCTACCTAACGGTTTAAAAATTATGACTAATAACTCTATAGAAACTGTAGAGGCTATTAACAGAGTAGGTACTATAATATCAGCACCCAAAGGCACAATAGCTGACAAAGGGGACAAGCTACTTTTTCACCACAATATATGTAGGAGAGAACACGGATTCAAAGGAGCTAAAAGGCTAAGCCCTTTTCAAGTAACTAAGAATATCTTCTTTGTACCTATAATGGAATCTTACATGATAGACAAAGGTAATGGTTGGCAAGCAGTAGACCCATATGTATTTCTACTACCGATAAAAGAAGAACCTAAAGTATTAGCTAATGGCCTAAAGATTGTAGCTAAAGACCACAAAGGTATGAACGAATACTCGGGTATAGTAGCTTACGGAAACAAAGCTTTAGAGCAACAAGGGATAAAAGAAGGAGATGTAGTAGGTTTTACAGAGTACTCTCAACATGAGTATGAACTTGACGGAAAGATATACTACAGAATGACTACTAATGATATAACATGTAAATATTAAGATGCAAGGATTATCTAGTGACATACAACAAGGATTAGACGTTATAATAGAAGGTCTTAACTATGAGTTTGAGGTTGACGCCATAGAACCTGATAAGATTAAGGCAACTATGGCATCTAAATTATCTTCATTTAAGATTGCTAAACAGTTGTTACTTAAGTGGTATAATAGCCCTAATTCACCTTCTCAGAGCAAATTCGAGAACTATGTGACGGATATCATAGATTCAGGAGAAAAGTCTCTTAAAACGCTTAGAAAAGCTTTAAAAGCAAAAATAGACTACGACGAGCTAGAAGAACATAAACATAAGGCCGCAATGGAGGCAAAATTGGTTATACTGAATAGTATTAACGAAATGGAGTCGTCTATAGTAGAATTAAAGGTTCAGCTAGACAGCGGTACAATTAACCTTAAAGAGTCAGAGTTTGACAGAGGTTGGGCAGAAAAGTACTCTTGCCAAGAGTTTTACCCTGAATCTAACTACTACAAAGATTGGTTAAATAAAGAAGATGACGCAGTTGTTATAGACCCTTTAGGTTCTAGGGGAGAGATAATAATTTTAGACGGACTTAAGGTACAACTACCAAAACCTCCTAAATCAAGTAAGGACATCTTATTCCACGATAAGAAGAAAGAAGACCAATTTTGGACAAGGCAAGAACCACCTAAAGGTTTAATACCCGATAACGCAGAGAGTTACACAGAGTATATACTAGAAGAGTTTAGAAGAAGGAGAGAAGGTGTTTGGTTTTATAACAGAGGTGAAAAGGTATACCTACCAGGGGAGTACTACTTTTACTTACAATGGGGCAGAATATTCGACGGAGGTATAAGACCACAATTTAGATACGCACAATTAGACATGTTCTATCACGCAAAAGCTTGTATGATAGATACACGTTGTCTAGGGCAAATATTCTTGAAGTCTAGACGTACAGGTTTTACGTATATATTAGTTGCTATCATCTTAGAGAGTGTAACATCTACACTTAACAGACACCACGGACTGACATCTATGACAGAGGACGACGCTGAAAAAGCTTTTAGTAAACTGTCTTACATGTTCCAAGAGTTACCTTTCTTCTTTCAACCTATAGTAAAAGGTAAAGTAGACTCACCTAAAAAGTTAGACTTCGGTAAACCTAGTAACGCAACTAAAAAGGCTAAGAAAGAAAAGGACACAACTACAGACGGATACTTAAACTCATCAGTTGACTTTGAAGCAACTAAAGTAAAAGCTTATGATGGTCAGTCTATGAAGATATACCTCGGAGACGAGAGTGCTAAGTGGGAGAGAGCGAGTTACATAGAACACTTGAATACACTTATGCCTACTGCCTTTCAGGGTGGTAGAGTTGTAGGTAAGATATTTTTAGGTTCTACAATGGGTAGACTAGATAAGGGTGGAGAAGATTTCAAAACCTTATACGTAAACTCTAAAGTTGTAGACAGAAGAGACTCAGGATTTACTCCTACAAAACTATACTCATACTTTCTACCTGCACACAAAAACTACGAAGCTTGTATAGATAAGTATGGCTTCTGTCACGAAAAGGCACCGAAAGAAAAGACTTACAATATCTTTGGTACACTGATAGAAAAAGGTTCTGTACAACAGATACAAGAGTATTACGCAGACGCTAAGAAATCAGGAGAGGTAGCACTTAATGCAGCTTATAGAGCGTTCCCTATGACAGAGAACCACGCTATGAGAGATGAAGCTGAATCATGTGTATTCAACTTAGGCAAGATTACAGACCAACAAGATTATAACGACACACTAGAAGAACACGAACTTTATGTAAGAGGTAACTTTGAGTGGGTAAACGGAAGACATTCCTCAGTAGAGTTTTACCCTGACGAAAGAGGTAGGTTCAAAGTTTGTTGGATGCCATCAAGAGCTGACGGAACATATCAACTCAGAAATAATGTTGTTAAAATAAGAGACGTTTGGTTCCCTAAGAACGACTACGGTTGTATAGGCGTTGACTGTTATGGTAGTTATACTAAAGGTGTAAACAGACAGTCTAAAGGTGCCGCGCACGCATTTTCAAAAGCTAGCAACACTGTAGGAGCGCCTAGAGACCAATTTTTATTTGAATACATAGAAAAACCTGCAACACAAGATATATTTAACGACGATATAATAAAAGCAGCGTGGTTCTACGGAATACCAATACTAGCTGAGAACAACAGAAGAGATTTTGTTAGGTATATATACTTAGACGGAACAGGAGGGTTCTCTATGAAGAGAGTTGATAAACTTGCATCAGAACTTCGAGGTGACGACGCCCTCTTAGGAGGACAGCCTATGACAGGTAAGGACATACTAGATTCTCACGAAAATGGTTTAAGGACTTATATCCAAAGAAGACTTGGCTATGCTAATGACACAGAAAGTATGAAGTTTAGACCTGAAGGAGAAATGGGAAAAATGCCTTTTGAAGAAACAATGAACGATTGGAAAAAGTTCGACCCAAACAACAGAACAGCTCATGACGCAACGATTTCATCGGGATTGGCTATCATGGGATGCGCAAGGGAAAAGTATAAACCAACACGTAAAAAAAGAGACCCTAAAAAATTTGTACCTTTGTTGAAGAAGTATAACAACTCAGGACAATACGGCACTTTAATAAAAGGTAGATGAGAAAAAATTATAAGTATTTAAAAATGTCTGCGAATTCCGCTAGGCCTAATCCGCTTGCCTCATCAGAGGAGAAAGATACTGAAGAGTACGGATTAAAGTACGCTAACTTAATAGAATCGGAATGGTTCTACATAAAAGACGGTAATAGCGGTAATAGTTATCAAGATAAGAGACAGAAGTTTGATAAATTAAGAAAGTACGCGAGAGGAGAACACTCTACAGATTTACACAAGGAACTTATAACAGGAGGTACAGACGGAGAGTCTTATTCTAATTACGATTGGAGACCTATCCAAATACTACCTAAGTTTGTTAAGTTAGTTGTTAACCAAATGTTAGAGAGACTATATCAGATAGACGCTAAAGCTGTCGACGGAGTTTCTCAAGGTTTAAGAGATAAGCATAAAGAGCTTTTACAAAACCTTATGGTTAATAAGCAAATGTACTCACAAGCTAAAGATGAATTAGGAGTAGACTTAGTACCGCCAGGTATGGAACCTCCTGATACACCTGAAGAAATAGATTTAAGAATGAATCTAGAGTATAAGCCAAACATAGAGATTGCTATGGAGGAGGCTATAAAATATACTCTTAATATAAATGAGTACGACGAAGAGCAGAAACAACTACTAAAAGATTTAGTAGAGATAGGAGTATGCGCAGTATATCACTCGACTGACCCTTCTAAAGGCCTTAAAGTAGAGGCAATAGACCCTGCAGACATGGTGTGGTCTTACCCTACCAAAAAGAATTTTGGTAACGTTTATTACTACGGAAGAGTAAAACGTATGACTGTAAATGAATTACAGAGAATTGCAGGACGTAAGTTTACAGACGAAGAGATTAGAGATTTTGCTAACGTATCTAGTGAGTGGCAAGGCTACAACAAGATATCAAATGAGTTTTGGTACAGAGGAGAAGACTTATCTGCCCACATGGTAGATGTACTATTCTTTACTTTCAAAACGACTAAAAATAAGAAGTATAAAAAGAAGTACAGAAAAGACGGTTCTTTCACTATCAAAGAAAGAGAGTCAACTTTCATTAAGCCTGACAGCATAAGAGATAAAGAAATAGCTCAAGGATATAAAGAGTTTGATGTACTAGAAGAAGTAATGGACGTGTGGTACG